CCCACCAGGGCGGGTTCTTTGAGCGCTCTTCTATTTTTTGGAAATCGCTGAACGCCTTGCCCCAGGTCGCCAGGGTGCCGCCCATGGATTGGATGTCCTTCCCGGTACTAATAGCGGCCTTGAGCGTTTTAAATGCCCCTGTCGCTAATGCAACGCAGCTCACCGGGTCCATGACATCAACCCATTTTCATTAGCACCGCTACGAGCATTGCGATAATGGTGCCAGCCGCGGCAACCAGGATGCTCTCGATGCGCTTCACTCTGGTGAACACCTCTTTAAACTGGATCCGCACCTCAGTTTTCACTGCGACCAGCTCTTTCTCCATGTTGTCGATCCGAGTGTGAGCGGATGCCACGGTGCGCTTATCCATCAGTAGGTGCCCTCCCAGTCTCGTAATTTTGAGAACTCGCCGGACATCAGTTTTTTCTTAATGACGTCCTTGACGGCCTCGGTGTCGCTCCAGCTCACGCCAGCCTCCTTCAGCCAGTTTGTGAGCATCGCCGGGTGTATGTCGCCGACGTGCTTCCAGTCCGACGCAAATGCGTTCATGGACCGCTCACGGGCGTACTGCGCATCCTTCAGCGTCTCATCCATGCTGAACGTGCGTTTCACGATCATCTGATCGTCGTCAAACGTGACCTTTTCACCGATCTGATTATTTTGCCCGGCCATTAGATTTCGCCTTTTTCTTTGCTGGTGCCTTGCCTCCGACCCACGCCTCGTTGACGTCTGGGGTGGAGGGATCGTCAGCCTGGAGCTGACCGTTTACCTTGCGTGCGCGCTTTGGAGCTGCCTTGGTTTGCACCTTCGACAAAGCGTCCTCACGGATGGCGTTAATTTCGTTAATTTCTGTCTCCGGCAGATCCGCCGTGTCGCCTCTGAATAGTTTGCCCTTCGAGGTGTAGACGTTCCCGACATTTACAATGATTTTCACCATGTCTCACCTTGTGTCTAGTAGTTGTAAATGAAGGGGCCGAGCGGCCCCCTCAAAAGCGTTATGACGTTATGACGTTGTACAGTCTGCGATCAGGCCGTTTGCAGCCTCATTTTTACAGACCAATGTCAGTTCAGTTGTGATCTGGCGGGTTGTGTTATCGCCAGTTTTCGCAAGAGCGACGTTTTTGGTTGGACGCAACACTGCGACTTCCCACATGTCATCTTGCATAATCCACACATCGCGACCTCGGCACTGTCTTGATGGCTGGAATGCCACCTGGCCCCATGGGGTCAGATAAATTGACAATGAGTTCACGACACGCTCGTCACCAGCAACCACGTTCGCACGTTGGTTGTTGTTACCAGTGAACGACAACGCCGCATGCATATGGAGCGCTGACAGGGAGCAAGTGGCTGGGACGCCGCCAGCTTCCCAGATTGACTGCATGACAGTGTCAAAGTCAGCCTGAGTGAATGCTGTTTGTGTGCCGTCTGTACGCGCGTCTGTGCCGTCGCCTGTTGGCTCCGCACCGCCTGTACCGACGTTCGCTGTGTTGGAGTTAACCCAAGCACCAGTGCCCGCAAGCTCTCGCGCTGTGGTTGAGTTCCCGGCCGCTCTCGCGTTGTTCAAAAATAGAGCACGTTCTATGTCTAATTTTTGCTCTTTGGCAGTCTTAAGCATTTGATATGCAAGCTCTTTTTGGCGCCCGGCGCGGTCCAGCCCCTCATCAGTATCCGCTACGATTGTGGCGTTTTTGAAGATCTGGCTGTAGTTTCCTAGCCGTGTTGTGGCTGAGCGAGCTTCCGCTGTGGTTGTGTCGCCCTCGATGTGCTTATTGTCAGCACTCGCCCGCAAAGAATCGGTCTGCCATTCATGCAAAGTGTTTGACGCAGTTGTCTTGCGGCACTTTGTATAAAAGGGCGTTTCCTCCGGCGAAATGTTATAGATAACGTCTTTCAAGTCTTCCTTGATGCCGACGCTATCGTAGCTGTCAAATGTGTTACTTGGCTGTGCCATAGTAGGCTCCTTTCAAAGGGTTAGCTGTCTAAGATCAGGTTCAATGCGTCATTGATCGAACCACTTTTCTGCAAGCGCTGTTGCGCTGTTTTGCGAGCTGCTGCTTTTCCAGAATTCCGACGTTTTTTCGCTCCAGCTTTCACTGGTGTAAGGCTCTCGTTTGGTTGTGAGGTCGCCTTGCCGCGCTTGTTGACGAGCTGCCGATAACGCATCGCGTCGTACATCGCTAAGATGTACCGATGGTCACGGACGCCTGCCAATTCATCCTGAGTGAAACCGTAGTAGTCACCCACCTCCATCAGGCCAGCCTTGATTGCCTCACCCTTTTGGGGATCCGCGATTTCGGGCAGTCTTTCAGTGAGGAGTTGCGCTTGTTGCTGCGTAAAGGCTTGAACTTGCTGCTCACGCTGAGCGGCTTGCTGTTGCCTCATTTGCTGCACTTGCTGCATTTGGGTGTCGTATTGCGCCTTGGCCTCGTCGTATTGCAGCTTGGCCTCCATGTATCCAATCGGATCCGTGTCGAATAGCTCTTTTGACGGTGGGGTAGGCGCCTGCACCCCGGATTGTTGCGCTTGTTGGAAAAACGCCAGCACCTGTTCTTGCTGCTGGGCTAATGCTTGAGCCTGCGCCTTGTAGTGCTTTTCAGCTTGCGCAACCTCTTGCATTCTCTTGTTGATGTACCCTTGGCCTGCCGCAGATTGTTTAAGCTGATCCAGTGTCCACATCTCTTCTTTGCCGTTAACTTTAACGGGGATGAGATTGTCCGTTTCAGCAACTTCCTCTACCAGGTCGCTGTCATCATCTTCGCCATCAAATTCGATGTTATCTGATGGGCTTTCGTCTACCTCGTTTTCGTCTTCCTCAAATTCTTGGCTCTCAGCTTCCTGAGTTGGCTCAAGCACTTGGTCCAACAAATCTACCGGGTCGGAACCCGTGTCACCATCAGAGATAGTGTCTGGTGTTTGTATAAGCTGCTCGACGGCAGCGTCTAATTGGTCAGTCGTTTGCACGGTACTAACTTCCTTGTTTACGATCTAGCAGTGTCTCTGCCGCAATTGCAGCGTCAAGGTTCACCTCGATCAGGTTTAACGCACGGATGATACTGTGCGCCTCTTCACGCCGCTCGATTTCGTCGGCAGCGCTTGTCACGAACACCTCTTTTTGGCGCTCGCGAACATTGTTGACGAACCGCTGAAACGCGGTGTCGTTCTTTAACCGTTTGGCCTCGTCGGCCGTTATTCTGATGTCTGTACTCACTCGAATACCCAAATCACTTTGTTGGGTATAATATTACCACAAGGGTACGCGATTACGCCAAAATCGGTGAAATCACGCGCCCTGTTGAGCGATCCCGGCAACGGTGCGCAGCTTGTCTTGCTCCGCCTTGACCCGGGCGATGTCGACTTGCGTGCCGTACTGGCCAGCGATCTTGGCTGCATCCACCAGTAAATCTTGGGCCATCTTGTCACGCTCACGGTCATCCTCGGCCATCGCCTTTTGCGCGTCGAGCTGTAGTTTCGCCATGTCGGTGCTTACCTTCGCCTGCGCTTTCATTTGCTCAGCTTGTAGGTACGCCGCATTCGGATCCTGTTGTTGCTGCGCGAGCTGTTGTTGCTGCATTTGCTGGAGCTGTAGCATCTGCGCCTCGATCTCCTGGTTGATCGGTGCAAAGTATCTGTCGGAGTTGCGCACGCCAGCCGCGGCCATCATATCCGTGAGAGTGTTTCTGATGTTGGTCAGAGACACCAAACCGTTCATTGGGCCGTATTGCTGGTAAACTTGCGTTTGCAACTGTAGCGCCTGTTGTAGGGCCGCCACGCGCTCATCCTCGCGACCAGTTCCCAGGCCGACGTTGATGTTGATGTCCATGCCCACGTCCCAAACCCGCGGGTCTACTGGGACGAACTGGCCGTTCATGCGCATCATGCGCTCCTCGTCCATGTTCTTGTGGGAGAGCTTCAGCATTAACCGGAAGAGGTCACGCACGCCGTCCGCCAGGTTACGCACCATGACCTCAACCTGACCCGCGGCCGCTTCAACTGACGCCGTGACTGCCGCCTTGGTGGTTGATTGCAGCGCGTCCGGGTTTAGCGCGATATTCTGCGTGACGCCCGTTTTCTGCTCAACCATCTTGTCCATGTAGGTCAGCGCGCTGAGTGTCTGCCCGGCAGTGAACGGCACCGCCAAATCTTGGATCGCTCCCGGTTGACGCATGCGGACCAAGCCGCCGATCTCGGCGTTCATCAGGTCGTCCACGTTTACGGAACCCTCCAAGAAGCCCAGGCGAGGGGAGTTGGTCAGCGCCACGTTATCCAGGATCCCGCGCAGGATTGCCGTGCTTGCGTCCTGGTCCTCGATGATCAGCTCAGCCAAGCTGGATCCATAGAAGCTGTGTGGCTCCGGGTCGATCTCCAGCTTAACCAGGGGAATGTCGTCGACTGGCTCAAAATCCAGTAATTCGTATTTGGTGCCGCCGCACAGGAACTTGTGCAAAACCGGGACGCCAGACCCGTCAACGTCCATGCGCATGTACGCCTCGGTGACGGTGATGTTTTTCATTGCGGGATCCTGCTCGCTCTCGTCAGCGAAATCCTCGTCGTATCCCTGGCGGGCGAACACCTCAACCTCAGTGATTTCCGAGCCGCTTTCCAGCCCGTCAAGGTTAAGCACGATTTCAGGGTCGAAGCCCATCTGGATCAAGTCCCCGGCGCGCATGTCGGTTCTGTGCGCAATTATGTACGCATCCTCCATGGTGCGCGCGTCACGGTTCACAAACAGCTCTTCCGGTGGGACGCTCTCCAGGCAAAGCTCACCCTTCATTTGTGTGCGCGAAATCTTAACACTGAACACC